ACTGGGCGCAGTAGTGCCAATCCCTACGTTACCTGCGTTTGTTATACGCATCCGCTCAGTAGGAGCAGTATCAGTAGTGACAGAGCGAGTGCCAAAAATTAAAGCTCCGTTCCCAAATCCGCTTTGAGATTGGTATATCATCCCGATAGCGGCTGCGGCGTTAGTGGCACTTGGAACAACAGCAAAGTTGAGATTTACAATGCGGTTAGCAAGTGAGCCGCTGGTTGCAGCAATGTTTAATGCAGCATCTGCAGCAACGCCAAAATTGGTTGTATTAGGACCTGCAATATAAGCTTGACCGACTGGCTGACTAGTCCCCAGACCTAGTTTCCCGTCCGATGTGATGCGAAATTTCTCAGAAAGAGTTACAACTCCACCGGCCGTACCAGAGGCGGACGATGTGAATACTAAACCACCTGTAGTATTGAATGAAGTTCTTGTTGCATAACCATCGTCAATGTATTTATAATCGCTCCCATCAAAATATAAGTTGCCTCCAATATAAGCATCGTCTCCAGCGCCAAAGTAAGACGCACGCCCAACTTGAGCGACAGGGAAGGACCACGAGCTAGGAGAACCACCGACACCAACATTCCCACTCGCATCAATAAACAACCGCCCAGTGCCACCAGTCGAGATGGCTAGCTGGTCTGCCCCTGGGGAATATAAACCTGTGTTCGGATCTGCAGTGAAACTAAAAGTTGGAGCTGACGCACTACCTGCTGCACCTGTAATAGGTTGAACAAGGTTATCAATTAACTGAGCTTTTGTCTGCGACATCTGGAGGACTTATGCGATTCCTCCATTTTAGTGTTAGTTGCCTAGTAGTTTTTCAAGAGAAGAAGCCTGGTGCTGCTGGTAATAACCAAGCCGTTCTTGAATCACGTTGTAATAGTTGATAGCCGCATCAACCATTTCTTCTGCTTCCATGGAGGAAGCCAAGTGTTCGTTAGCAAGCATCCCCGCCACCAGAGTAGTAACGCCCCACTCAAGCTTGTTACCAATCAAGGCATTGAGAGGAGTGCCGTCCTGGGTGAACCCGGCAATCATTTTGTTTAGTACCGGATCGCCACCCATTGGAACTCCTCTCAGTTACCTCTCATTGTATGGCAGGATTACTTACCTGCCTTTGCCAGATGATACCAATATGCATTGGCAGCATTCTGGTGATATCGCTTGCCATACAGAAGCTTGAGTTTCTTCTGCTCAAGATCTTCTACCTTGCATTCGTTGTAAGGCATGACCTCATCACCATCATGGAGCATGCTGGTTTCAAGATCATTCATCTCGATCTGCAAGTCGAAGTCCTTGACTGCCTGCTGGTGCCCAATCATTTTGATGCGAGCATCCTTGAGATCAGTCGGAGCTTCGATCTTCTGGTAGAAGCTCTCCTGGATACTCGGATGCTTCCAAGTCCATTGATTGCTTTCCATAGATTCGTTTAGATCGGATGCTGTATTCCTGAGTGACTTTGACTCCACTCGGTAAGTGTCGACCCTCTTGATAGGCGCTGCGTATGGCATCGAGGTTAGGGACGGTTTTAGTTGTGGTTTTAGGTTCTGTTCTGTCTGAGAGAACTTCTCCTGACATTGAACGTAACACAACTCGTTTGGTTGTGGTGACTTCTTCTTCAATGCAATAATCTGCTCTTTCCTCAGTGTGCCAAAACTCCGGGTCCGACGAGATTTCAACGGTAAGATCCTTCTTCTTAACTAAGGTGAACTGGTAGTTTCGACCAGTGATTTTACTGGTATCGAAAGGCAGTGAACGCCTCAGCCAATTTAGCAATCCTTTGAGGGACTTGAGCTGGGACTCATGATGCCGCTTGGCTTGGGTAATGAGATCAGCTTCTTTCTTGATACGCTCTATTGCATCTTCATGCGCAGCCATTGCGTAGTAGATACGATCAATCTTTTCAGAGCGAAGGTCGGCGCAAGTCTCAAGCTCCGCCTTAGCCAGTTCCTGGGACTCAGGAGTGAGGAGAGGAAGAGAACGTTCCAGGGCACCATAGTGCTCGTAAAGCTGGAGAACATTAAGTTCTTTGAGTTTAGCTTGAGTGATCTGAGTCATGATCAGATTGTGTTGAAGTGGGATTGAATCTTGTTGAGTGTGTAGGTCAGCAGCATGCCTGCCGCTGCCCAAAGAAGATCTTTAAACACCGGAAGTACGGTGGCAAACAAGGTTTCGAACATGAGTTGGGATTGAGATGGGTGGTCAGTTTTACGTCATGACCAGGACGGCTTCACCTTCAAGCAGAGTTAGTCTATCAGGGCTGTCAACCCTCCAGGGTTTCTACCACACCATTGAGACCATTGGTTGTGATCTCCACCAGCTTGGCAAGGTAGTCAGTCAGTGCTTCCACCTTGGCATTAACCGATTGGACTTCTTCCATCAGCTCCTCCCTGGTGGGAGTAATACCAAAGATGTCAGCAGTAGCTTCCTTCAGAGCTTCAGGGTTGTTGCTCTTCTGGTACCGGCGGCAATCATCATTGGTGGCATAGACAGCTTCCTGATAAAGATCAAGAAGAGTTTTGAAGTCAGCGTGAGTCACGCCTTCGTCAACCACAATAGTGTTTGCCCTGAGGTACAGCTTGGCAGCAAGCCGAATGTTCTTATCAAAGAACTCTTCGTACTGATCAGAGGTTAAACCGTAGGTGTCAATCGTCATGATCGGATAGAACAGACTCACAAGCAGAGCGTAGCGCAGTCAGGACAAAGTTTTCCTGCCCTTTAGGACCAAGGTTAGTCCAGTACAGAAGATCTGGATCGGTCTCATCCCATTCAATGTGGATGGTCATCGTGCCATCGGGTTCATCAATACAGTCAAACTTGAGCTTGGTTACCCAGCTTGGATCATTAAATGCTTTGGCAACGATGCGCCTGCTAATGGCATCTTCAACATGCGCTTTGATAACTTCCTCGGCATAGACTTCATAGTCCATCTTGAGTTCAGCACCAAGCCTGACCAGTTCCCAATGCAGATCATTAGGAATGTCAAGGTGGTAGTCGTGATGCTCAGGAGTTTTCATTGGTTGATTTGCAACAAGTTGACGTGCGTAGTCAAGAATGTCATCAGTCATTATCATCAGTTTCTATACGCCAAAGTACATTGCGAGCAGTTGGAATTTTAAGAGCCATTCGAAGTGTGTTGTTTTCGTGGATTAAAAGTTTCACCATGTCAAGTGTGGTGATCTCACATTCAGGAAAGTGTTCACCCACAGTATGGGCAATGCGTTGATACTCAGTTTTGTAATCAAGTTCATTCATTTCTTAAATGCATTCTTGAGTTGAGGAAGACATGTGCCAGGGAATGGTGCGTAGCCCGCCTCCATCATATTGAAAAAGAGATCCCACGCATGGGTCTGTGTGAACACCTCCTTGGGTTTGTAGGTACGCCAGTGAGTCAGTGGTGCCTGTGCTCCTGACTTGGTATGGAGTAAGACAAAGCGACCATCACTGACATGGTCAGAGGGAGGTGCATACCACCAGGCCACACACTTATCTGGTACGCCACTAGGGCTGGCATTACGAACTTCAGTGCGCTTGCAAAGAAGTTCCCTGTACTTATTGAACCAAGTCAGGTGGATGCACCATGGTCTAAATCCTTGGATCTCTTCTTGGAAAGCAGATAGGTTACCGAGCTGACGTTGAAAGGACCCACATGAGCAGCTAGGTTCGCCAAACAACGACTCTTGGTCCTGTTCGTCGTCCAGCTCAGAGTCCAAATTAATCGCCCGATCCGGAAGCCGCATCCCGTCCGGTGCAACCAGATAGCCCAGGTCCGTTTGGTCAGACTGAAGGATGGTGGTGAGCTTTGCGGAATCTGATAGGTGTATAAATTTGTCTGCCCAGTGAGCTTGTAGTTTTGCATTGGAGCTGAGGTGTCCGAGTGCATGGGTGTAGGTCCATCCTTTGAAGATGACATAAGCGTTGTTGTGCCAGACACTGGGACCTCTATAGTTTGGACCCAGGTAAGAAAAGAAATCTTTAAGGCGATGGGTGTAGGAGGTAAAGGCTTGCTTGATTAGCTGCCTTTCGTAAGTCTGCTCACTACCATCGCGACGCACCACAAGACAATCGTCGCCTCGCAGATAAATGCCGGCGATATCAGAGTCGTCAAAATCCTGGAACGCACGACGGATATTCGTCCGCGTGTAGATGCACGCCTGCGCTGGGTTGAGGTCCTGGACCTGGATGAGATCTTGCATGGTTGGAGTTGAGTTGAGTTAGTTCTGATCAAGCTGTTCTGCATTGCGATATGCAGTCTTGGCAATTCGATAGGTGCTGTAGGCAAGGACTGCCCACCCCGCTGGGGTACCAGCAAGAGCGACAATAGCAGATCCAACGGCAGCAAAGCTACCAGCTGTGATGATTGCAACTTTTTCTTTACGTTTCATTTGTTTAAATGGAATTAAAATTGAATGGTTCAGTGGAGTACAAATGGAAATTAAGTACGTCCCACTCAGTGAATTCCAAATCGAACCATCATTAGATGATAAGTTTTGGGAAGAAAAGATCAAGCGCCTCATCAAAGAAAGTGATTCAGTACGTGATCTAAAAGAAATAGCGACCCTCTTGGTGAGGATCGCTACTATGCGGCAAGGTGTGATTCGTGGGTTAGTTCAAGATCTCTTTATCTTCCAGAGCAAGTCTGTAGATCAAGAGGACCTAGCCAACCCAGAAGTCAAACCGTCAGAGGGATGAATCCTCTCCAGTAGCCAGGGCTTCGGCAGGAAGAGCAGGAGCTTCAACAAGACCAGCAGGCTTGAGAGAGATACCATCCACCAGGCCATACGCACCGTTGAGCTTGGCACCATCTTGCTTGCTGTGGATGTTGATGTAATCCGCAAAGTACGGATCCTCCATGATCTCCCATGCCTTCTCACGATCCTCATCGGGAATCGTCAGGGCTGACAGGGAAGTGAAGGCCTCCTCCTTGGTGGCATAGCTGGGACCAACAAACTCTTCAACGCAAACCACGGGAACATTCTGTTCACCACGGTTGTCAACGATGAGAGTCGGGCAGAAAGCACAGGTGACGTGGAACTTCTTATCGAAAGTCATCGCCATCATGTCGAGGTAGGTGCTCAGGCACTTCTCCATTTCCTTACGGAACTCGGTGACGTGCTTGTTCATCTCCACACTGACCAGACCTTTGGTGGTCAGGACGATAGGAGCCTCGTGTGCAGGACGGTTCTCCTTGGTGAGGAGACGTACCAGATACTTGGTCCGAGTGTTGAAGCGACGGGACTTACGACGGCCCTCGATTACCTCTTGCTTATCCAGTTCAAACTCACGAACCAGATCGGGATAGCGGTAATTGCCATTGCCATCCTTGCTGAAATCGCCCAGGATGCGCTGCTTGCTGTCCTGGCCCTCCTCAACGATGAGGATATCTGAGATGTGGAAGACCTGAAGACGAGGCTTGGTGAAGAAGTGACCAAGGTCACGAGCACCATTGTTAAAGCGGTGGTTGTGATTCCAGATCACGTCCTCTTCATTGAAGTCTTCCTTCTGTGCCAGCCAACGGCAAGCATTGACGGTCTCCATCTTGATGAAGAAGCCGCCATCGCCACCGTTAACCAGGGGCTGAAGGGTACCTAGAGGTTGGACACCAGTCACCAGCTCAGGTGCTTTGAACATGAGAAACGAGTTCTCAGTGCGAGCGGTGATGGTTCCAGAGGGTGCAGCTTTGGTAATTGCTTTGGAAGCAGGCATGGTTTGATGCGTAGTTGAGACGTGGCTTTGTGCATGGTGCTTTTAACGTCATCCCAGGACGTGCCAAGGCTAGCCGTGGAAGCCGTCCTTGACCTCTTTAATTAAGGACTGCTGATAGTCGAACCATTCATCGGAGACTTCCCTCATGGCTGCAGCAATAGCACCTTCGCCATGACCACAGCCCTGGAGGAACTGAGCAAACTGGCGTACCACCTTGTCAGTTTCATCCGCTTGGAATCCCATGGTGTAATCAACAGCGTCATCTTTCAGATTGAAAGTGAACTTGTTGTATACCACTGACTTGTCGATTTCAAACATCAGAAGGGTGCCTCTTCGAGTTCAGGAGCAGCGCCATACTGACCAGGAAGATCAGGCAGACCAGACGTTACATTCCACGGATCATTCTCCTCTGCCGTCTTGCCGCCCCATAGGGGAGCAACCTTGTCTGAGGAAAGAGTGGTGGATGTTTGTACCGCAGGCTGAGCGTTGTTGCTTTTAGGGGCAAGCGTCATTGCTGACATCTTGATCCTTGTGTTGGTACGACGCTCACCAGATTGCTTGTCAGTCCAAGCATCGGTGATCAATGAACCTTCAATGGTCAGGCCAACACCCTTGCGTGTGAAGTTAACCAACAACTCAGCATTGTTCAGCTTGTCAGCAGAAGAATTCATCGCAAAGAAGTTGAAGAGATCAGCTTGATTGCGACCGGTATTAACCGAGAGTGTTTGGTTACAGATCATCAGCCCATCGGGCGTTGTTCTGAATGCGCGGGTATCGTCTCGATCAATGTCTTTAACGCATCGACCGCATAGCGTGATCTCATTAATGATGGGGAACTGATCATCGACCGCAGTAACAAGGCCCCCGTGGAGCGAATACGTTCTGGATTCGAGATCAAACCGGAGCTTTGAGCGGTGGATGAAGACTCGGTCGTCTTTTTTGAAACGCGAGAACCTTTCACCTTGCTTGCCATAGATGTTGAGTTCGATTTGGGTTGGAGCTTTGTTGCCTACTGGAGGCAGGGCAACCATACACCGCATGGCAGTAGCGGTCTGGCTGATGAAAACTTCCCGAGGATCTTCGAGAAGTTGGGCGCAAACATTGGCCTTGTTCATTAGATGAGAAGCAGTGTGTTGGGCAGTTTAGTGTCATGCCTGGGACAAGATGTCAGTGCGTTTCCGCCCAGGTGAAACCGACCCGAGAGTCGCCCTCAAGATAGCATGCAACAGCAGCCTCCGCTTCTTCTTTCGTTTTAAAACAACCTATTGTTTTGGCATGAGAACTTCCTGTTCGAGGCGCGTACGCTTCCCACCATTTCCATTTACCTTTTGTTTTAAGTCTTACAAATTTACCTCCGTTATTTTGTCTGTTCTTTTTTGCAGTGACTTGTCTTAAGTTTTCAATTTTATTGTTACTTGGATTTCTGTCTATATGATCTATTTGCATACCATCTTCTAAATTATTCTCATGCCATAGCCAAATGATTCTATGCACGTACCATTGTTTACCGTTTACCTTGCATTGATAATAACCAAGTTTGTTTTTACATCCAACTTGATTTCCAACTTTTCTTCCTTTACCAGGTTGTTTCCAATATAGATAACCTTCGACATAATCAAAAAGATTTTTAGCTTCTTGCGTATCCATTAGTGTGTCTCCGCCCATGTAAATCCAACGCGTGCATCTCCTTCTATTGGACAGCGGAAACCAAAGAAGTCCTGCGCTTGCGGGAAGGCAAGCAAGGCTTGTTCTTGAATTGTTGCAGTCATGTGCGGAGGGCAGGACAGCTGCACCTCGTCATGGATCATGGCGTGCTGGATCCAGTCATGACCATGGATCAAACCTAAAGATTCCAGGTTGTTGTGCAGGTTGATAACCACTTGTTTCATGATGAGAGCACCAGCTGCTTGGAGTAAAACGTTCAGTGCCTTGAACTCAGAGCGGCACCAAAGGGCACGCCCATCCAAACCACGGAGATAACCACGATCACCCAAAGTCAATTCCAAATTCTGTTTTAACTTCTTGAGAGCTGGCACACCATTCATGAATGAATTAATTGCAGATTTTCCCATATGACGTAGAACGTCTGGATCTTTTTCATTCGGGTCGATAATGGTACCAGCCTTGACTGCACCACACCCGTACAACATTCCGTACAGCAAACGCTTACTGATATCCCTAGTCTCTACACCAAACTGTTCTTGGTTAAAGGTATGGATGTCAATAGATTCATCCGTCACCAGATCTGCATACTGACCGTTGTCCCAGATGGCAAGGTATCCAGCGAGGCAACGTAACTCAAGTGCTTTAGCGTCAACACCAATGAGGTTCCACCCGTCAGGAGCATGGAACAAACTTCGACAT